CAACTGCAAGGTTTCTAGTGCCTACTGGTTGAACAGTAAAGAATGGAACGGAGATTATTACTAGGCTTGCTATGATTAATCTTTTCTTCATAGCCCCCATTATACACGGTTTGTCTTATTTGTCAAGCCGTGAATGGTGGGATGAAGCTACTGACTTTGACTGTTATCGTCCTAGCTGTCGTCTCGGTTGTTAACGTTCCACCAGTTCCACCGTCATTAGGAATTAAAACGTTGATTTGTGAGGTGGTGGCATTTACTCTTGTAATGTATACAAAGTAGTCGTAATCTATAGCACCGGCAACACTGTCCACACCTCTAGCAACTATTTGTAATTGAGGTGTAAAGAACCACTTATCACTATCGACTGAGCTATTTATAAACGTCTTAGTAACTGCGCCAATAGAGCCGACAATTACGTCATAGGTTGCATTATAGGAATATGTGCCACTTGATGGTATGACTATCGAGCCTGGTATCGTAAAAGACACTGTATTAGTACCGTCATTCTTTAGCGTTGCGTAGTCTGAACTTAGAATAAAATTAGATGGCTTAGTCATTATATGCCTTATCTATATATATCCTATAATGTCCAAAACTACGAGATGAATATCCATAGAATATAAGTTGTGTCGTCGTGACAACATATCCAGTTAGACCAAAACTAGGATATAACGTTGAACCATTAGATTGTGGAGGATATATTTCTCCAGAAGTTACCTGTGTCCACACATCTACCTGTGGTATATAGCCTAGGTTATGATCAACCGTAACTGTATTAGACGTGAGGGCAATCTTACCTGAAGATAATAGTTTGAGGTAGTTTTGCTGTGAGTTTAATATGAAATTATCAGCCAAACTAGACGTACTATCAATATCAATAGTTATATCAGATGGTGCAAAACAGAATACTCTGTAATATATTGTATACGAAGTAGATATGAAATTAGTAAAGTCTAGGCGTATATTTGTAGAGTTGGCATATAAATCTCCAGTAATTCCTAAGTTCCACCTTAATACGCTCTGTGGTGCTGGGCCACTACCTGCCTCATAGCAAACCGAGAAGTCCGGGGTTGTAGACCAAACCATTCTTGGTAGTGGTGTGAAAGTTAGACCATGTGGCACATTAACAGACGCAGCACTAAAGTAGCTACCGAGACTAGTAGAGCCAGAGGCTAGGAATATAACCTTATCTTGTGGGTAGTCAGAGTTTACTAGAAAGTTATTAGGATTAGTCATCTAGCCTTCTAGCCTCCTAATTCATCAACAACATCAATTCCGTCTTTAGATATCCAGCTACCTGGTCGGCCGTCTACTGGGTGTTGTCCATATAGGCCCCGTCTTAGACCTGTTGAGTCAGAAATTACTAGCCCATAACGATTATCGGCATACTTGCCAATTATAATAGCGTTGGTGTTATTCGCACCGTTAAAAACCTTAACCTGTTGTTCTTTATTTAACTGACGGGTCATGTCATTAATCTGGCTTAGGTTTTGACTAAGTGAGTTAGTAGGTATTACAGTGCGAAAAGCCATTAGCGCATCCTTTTAGTCTGAATAGTTAGTGTATGTCCTAGGAACGTGTGGGGCTGTCGTGTCGCATAGTGTTTGTATCTAAGTGCTATTCTCCTATATCCGCCTGGAACGTAGAGTTGTGATTGGACTTCGGCAGTTGCCCCGTAAGTTACACCCGAACCAAATGTCGCACCACTACCATAAGTCGTGCCAGCTCCCTGAACAGCGACATCACTGTAGGTCTGCCAGTTATCTCGTTGGTCGGTTGCATACTCAGCAGAGATACTATAGTTGCCAGTCTGCGCTCCAAAGCGAGGATTCCAGTATCGTATATCCTTTAACATAGCCGGTGAATCGCCAACTATGTAATGAGTACGAAGTTCGAAGTTAATATGACCACCTAAGTTTGTATTGTCATTAGATGCTTTCTCTTGCCAGAAGATTTGACCAACTCTTGAGCTTGCGACAATTAGATCGTTTGAGTCTTGAAAGGCACTAAAGGCTTTTTTAACAAATGAGTCAGTATCAATGCTTTCAGTTGTGCCACCACTATCACCAAAGTTTAATGAGAATACATAACAATGGCTGTTATTAGCCTCAGAAAGTGGCGTGTACCAAAGATAGATGCGTCCACGGTTGTAAACAATTACAGCGGTATCTTTATTCGGTAGTTTTACTATATCGTCATATATATCAGTGCTTAACATCTGTGGTTGAGTACCGTTAGTCCTATAAACACCGTCGTCAGATAGGAAATAGGCAAAGTTATTATCAGTCGTAACTGTGTCTTGTGAGAATGTACCCTTTTGGTCAGGGGCTTCGTCTAGTGAGAATGTAGCAGTATCTTCACCGGATAGGATAAACTTATTATTAAGCGTGAATAGTAATAGATAGCCATTTAACGGCACTAAGGCTGTCGTAGGGTCGCCTGTTTTAGCGGCTGGTACATATATAAAATCAATAGATGCAAACTCTTCGTATAATCCAAAGCCTGAGAAGTCTACTCTATTAGGGTCATCAGTTCTTACTAAGAACATCAACCCAACATGGACGGTAAGAGTACTGTAGTTAGTTGTATTGACTTGGCTCTCGGTTGTAAAGTCCCACTTGCGATATCCGTCATAGCCATTAACGTAATATATAATATCGTTTACAAGTGCAAAGCGATAGTAAGTTGCCGAGGCATTAAGCCCTGTCTTAATAGCTGTTAAAACCCCTGTAGAGTTGTTTACTGAGTAAAGTGAAGTGGCGTGTGCAAATACCGTTACCTTTGTACCGTCGCTCTTGTAGGCCCTTATAAGACCCTTAACACCCCCAGTTGTTGAGTAGTATTGTTTGAAGTTTAGAGCATAGCTTGTAGCACTCCAAGTAGTTCCACCGTCAGTCGATGTCATAGCTGTAGTTGCCGAGGTATTAGACGACCAGTTATAGGCATTAACACCAGTTGCCTGTACATAGACAACAATCCAATATGCTGTTGTTGCTGTTACTTGTGGCGCTTCGTAGAATCGGGCAATTAGATAGTCATAGCTAGAGCCTATGGCAGATGATGCTATTGAAGTCCTGGCAAGTCTAGCGCTTGGCCCAGATGAGTCAGACCATAGCTCCACCATCACTGTACCAGTCGCAGAGTTGGCGTTCTTGAGGTTTACATCGGCTCGTGTCATCATTCCTGTCGTTCCAGCTGTGAACTTCTGAGCTAGTCTAATCGTTTGAGTAAAGTTTTTGTCGGCAGCCCCCGTTACGGATGTTATAGCTTGGTCTTGTGTCTGTCCTGCTGGCTGTGAGTGGAAGTCTGTACCTTTACGGCTAGAATACTCACCCAATGTAGTGATGCGGGCATCTTGAGCTAGTCTCCATAGCGAAGAACCACCACTTTTAAATGGCATTTTGTCATTAGAGTAAAACGAATTAAAGCCCATGCTGTAGTCATTAATTTCATACATAGCTTGCTGGCTTCTGATTGATACTAGCGGTTTATTATTTCGTTTAGCCCAAGGCATATTTAACTCCTAAAATTGTTGTCGCCCAACATGACGACGGTTAATCCTCATCTGGGTTGCCACACCAATTTGAGGTTGGCTATACCTTACGACCAGTTTTTGTAGTATCTCATCATATTTGTTTTGTAGTACACTGGCTTGATCGTAATTATCTTTAACCTGCAATACACGGTAGGCCGCACCCATCACTAAGACTTCTCGGAACTCGCTTGGTATCTCTGGAACATCTGCATCTGCTGTTAACTCTGTTGGCTTCTTATTATACTGTAGGGTTAATGTGAAAGCCTGGTCTGGTGCAGGGAATAGCCTAATAGTATCGTTGTAGAAGTACCAGTATATAGGTACGCCCGTTGTATAGGCAAGTGTGTCTGTAGGGTCTGGATAGAGTGTGTCTAATACCCTATAAGGTAAGAACTCTATTAGCTTTTCTTGACCGTCAGTAGTTAACACCAGGCTGATTGCTTGGATATAGTTAGTGGGCAGTCCAGTACCATTAGTTATATCTGAGATATTTGCTGTAACCGTATAGTTCTGAACGGCTTGCATAAATGGTAGGTAGTACTCGTTAAATACGTCATTCTGCGTATCGTTGACGTAACTGTTTATCTCCGTACTAGAATAATTGGTATCTCTTACCCTTTGCTGTACTCGTGTTGTGATGTCTCCTAGATTATAGGTCATGTTATCCTGACAGCCCGTATAAGCTAATTATACCACTTATGGCATTATTTTTATATCACTAAATACGACAACTAGCTATCTTTAACGGTAGAATCTATAATTGCACCAGTGGTAACAGATATAGAAGCAACAGATATAGCTGTTCTTACGGCTTGCTGTGTAACCTCTGAGGGGTCTACAATACCAGAGTCGATAGCCGATGATATCTTATTCGTAGTAACATCTAGTACT